GTATCCCGGTTCGTTGTGGTGCCGGTGGCACAGCCAGACCTTCAGGCCATATTGCTCTGCCACGGGACGCAGCGGGCCATTCAGGACATGGTGCTCTTCCAGCCCGGCCACCGTGGCCACGTTGTACTTTTCCCGGCAAACATAACATTCCCGCCGGGTCTGCATGATTGACTTAGCCATGAGACTTTTGGTCTCCTTTTTCGGTGCCCGAATAGGATCTGTAGCACTCATCCCAGACCATATCCAATGCTTTCATAATTCCGTTGAATTCTCCGCGGATGTCATGTACTGCCAATTCTTCTGCATAAAAAAGCAGGCGGCGACCCAATCGGAGCCCATCAATGTAAATACTGTTTTCGGGAGTTACGATTTTCTCTTTTTCCACCTCGGCACCTCCTTCCATTCCTGCCAATATTGTGTTACATTCGGATCGTTGATGCCCATTTCGGCCAGCCGGTCAAAAATTCCGTCGATAAAAGCCGCCATCTGAGCGGTGGTAAAGCTGCTGGAGCCCATAGACGCTTTTGCTGTGCACCGGTCATCATCCAGCAGCTCCACGACATGCACCAGCCGGTATGCGTTGCGCAGGATGGGCAGCGCCGCCACAGGCAGCTCCAGAAAGTCGTATTCGAGGCCGTACTCTTCCAGCATGGAAAAGTAGCAGTCCTCGGGGCTCACGCCCCCGGCATGGCCCGCGTTGTAGGCATCCGCCATGACGGTGAGCAGCGCCCACATCATCCGGTTCTGATTGAGCGTGCGGCCTTTCCGTTCCTGTTCAAAAGTGACCACAAGACGCAGCGGCTTTTCGTGAGCCAGATCATCCAGCTTTTGAAAAATCTGCTTTTCAACAAATTCCGCTGAATTTTCCACTGTAAAGCGCCGCCGGGCCGGGTCGTAAGTCACCGGCAGCCTTCCGATCACACCTTGTCTGGCCATAGGATTTTCTTCCCATCTGGCAGAGCAAACTGCACCATCGTGATAGCGCCCCGCTCATCCCGGGCAAACCGGTCAACGACCAGCCTGCCAACGGGTCTGTATTTTCCGTCTGCTCCCTGCACAAGCTGTACCTGTGCGGCCTTGAGCGTGATGGGCTTGAGATCCATCACATCCTCACCGGCCCCCACCATGGCCGCAGCTCTCAAAAAGCTGGTGGTCTCCTGCATCTGGGCAGGATTTGGTGAAGGAATGGCAAGCGGCCCAGCATCCTTGTGGACATACTCGCCGGTAGCCGGGGAGTATACGCCAACCTGACACCTCAGCTGGCCGCCTGCGTAGTAGTAGCGGTCACCCCAGCCCGGGGAGCCGAAAGTTTCATTCAAAATGCGCCGGACAGCCGCCTCCATTGGCAGCACGCGGATGCGTACTGCATCAGCCGAAACGTCCAGATAGCGCACAGTGCACTCCTCTGGGGCTGTCTGCCGGGGTTTTGGCCCATCAATAGGAAAAGTAACAGCCGGGGCACAAACGACCTCTGCGGGCTTCCTGGGCGTTCGCGGCGTGCGCCCGCCTGGGCTCTTCTGATTCGCCATGGTATCATCCTCTCTGTGTAAAAATACGCTTTCGCGCTGGCAGCGGCTTTTGTTTATCCACCTGCCGCCAGTGGTGGTTCTTGTCAGGGCATGTCCAGCCCCTCGATTTCAGCCAGAACATCCAGCACGCGATGGGTCTGGCTCATAGTTCGCTTCGCGTCCAGCACCCAATATTCTGCATCGTCACTCTGGGCGTGCTCCAGATAGCCGGAAAAGTTCCGTACGGTCTCCGCGCAGAGATTCATTGCGGCAAGCAGAAGATACTTCCCTGCCGTGTTCAGTTCCCGGTTAGGTTCGCCGCGATCCACGCTGTCTTTGACCATCTGGGCCACCGATTCCTGTGTGATGATGTCCCGTGCACAAACTGCACCGTTGATCCCATCCATGATGTAAGTCCCCCTTCAGTACGTCCCAAACTCCTGATCAAGAAGAGCGTCCAGCCGGATGGTGTTCCCCCGGCCCTTACCCTCTTCCCCGGCCATATTGGCCCAGCCGTCCGGGTAGCGCTTGCGCACATACCGAGCAGGAACGCCCATACAGACGCTGACTTGCTCCAGCGTCAGCCGGATGCAGCCAACGCGCTCAAAAATGGCCTTGTAACTTTCGTGCCACGCTTCATTTCTTGTCGATTTCGCCACGGTCTTTCAGCTCCTTCTGTCTCCGTTCAAACTCCACCTGCTGGCCATAGGTGCGGCCAGCTGCAATGGCCCGGGCACACACCGCGCCTATGCTATCGCTTGCAGCCAGCACCTTTTTGGGCCCTTCCCGCCGGGCATACGCTTCACGGTGTAACGGTGCGGTGGCCAGCGCCTTTTTTTGGTCACGCTGGTGCTGGTTTTGCTTTACGCACTCTGGGCAGAGCCTTTTATTGGGTGCAACGTTCTGCATCGCAGCGCCGCACATCTCGCAAGTTCTGGTATAGTGCAGCCGGTCGCTTTCATGTCCGCCCATCACCGCACCGTCCTTTCCATCCGCCGCCGCTGGGCAGCGCGCCGCCGGGCATTGTCTTCCCGCTTATACCTGTCCCACTGGGCCAGCAGAAGAGGTGCACCCGCCACAATGGGAGCCGTGACAAAAATTATGAAGAAAAGCTCCGTCACCTGGGCGTGGTAAGCATCCCGGCCCAAGGCAGTCATCAGATCTGCCAGAATAAACGCAAATCCACTCATAAGAGAAGCGCACCTCCAATACTGTAAGCCAGTGCAAAGCACACGGCCAGATAGATGATCCATCCCATGAGCACATTTCTGCTGGGTCTGAACGAGCAGATCACGATCAGCGTGCTCAAACATCCGCCCGCCACAAAGCAAACGATGCACACAAAAATAAACGGCCCTGCTTTCATCTGTTTACCTCATCCCTAAAGCCTTCTCGATCGGTACCCGGGGGTTATCGTTGGGGTACTTCCCGCATACATACTTCTGTACCTGCCCTACGCCCAGACCGGCCGCCCTGGCCAGCTGGGTGTAATTCCAGTTTCGGAGTGATTTTTGCTTGACCACCTCGGCCTTCCATTCAGGACTCCAGGTTGTAGCGGCCATTCTTAACACCTCGCTTGCAACATCTTTCAAATTTTGGGGTTAAAAACATTGCCAAGCAGATGAAAACGTTGTAAAATAAGCTTGCACGAATACTTTACAGATGGCTTTCACTTGGCAATGATGCGCGTCCCACGGTCAAAATGGGGCGCTTTCACAAAACGAACATTCCACCGCTTGTTTTGTGAAGAAGAATTCCTGACCCATGGCGGCCAGTATGCGCAGTAGATTTCTGAGAGCTGTTAAGCAAAGCCTTTTTGGAGGTTCACTCAAAAATCTGTACCAATGGTACTCTGAGCGTCGGACAAGGTTCTCTGGAGTACGCTTGTATTATAATCCAACTCAATCCAACAAGCAAGAGTGAAATTGGAAATTGTTTGATTTTGTTGGATTGCACAAAAAGGAGGTGTTAATTTTGTTCTGGGATAATTTTGTAGCTTCTTGTGAAAAAATATCAAAATCACCTTCTGTCGTCTCTGAGGAGTTGGGATTTAACCGCTCTGCTGTGACAAGCTGGAAAAACGGTGCTTTGCCTCAAGTGAAAAACCGGCAAAAAATTGCAGATTACTTCGGCATTTCCGTTGAGGAATTGATGGGCACAAAAAAAGAGCCTGCCGGTGAAGGCAAGCTCGGTTTAGATTGGCCGGATGTGGAAAAGGCGTATCAAGACGCAACACCAGAAGCACGTGCAGCCGCGCAGGCGGCAGCGCTGGCCGTATTGAACAGCGCCAAAAAGTAAGATGTCAGGCAGCGCCCTGTTCTGCATCCTGTAAGGTACGCAGAACGAGCCCCCAGAGTTCTGGGTGCTCACGCAGTAAGACTAAAAACTCTTTATCTGACATCTTTAACACACCTTTCAGTTGTATCTCTCGCCTGTATATTACAACCATCAAGAGAAAAAATCAATAGAATTGAGGAAAACAGCATGAAGCTTGTTAAGTGTGGCAAAATTGCAATTGCTTCTTTGTGCATCTTGTCAATGGCTGCTGGTGCGGCAATGCCCGCTCTGGCAGTCAACCCCGCCGGGCCGTCCTCTTTGACGCAGCTGGAAGAGTGTAACGCCGCGGATGAGCAGATAGCCGCAATCAGGGCCGCTGCCGAAAAGGTCAAGGTCAGCTTTGATGAAGTTGACAGGATTTGGGACTTCAACAGTCCTTTTCAGGAAAAGGCCGGAAAAAAGGCGGTTTGTAACACGTCTCCGTGGATGTTTATCATCGACGGGGAATCCGACGTATACTTCAACATCGATTTTACATACTTCGGCAGCCAACCCATGGACTTGGACACCGTAGTCATCCGTGCCGGAGACACCAAATACTCTTTCGAGTGCGATCCGGACTATACAGACAGTGCTTACATCAAAGACACGAAGTCTTATATGGCGACTTCGAGCTTTGACTTGGACGACGAGATGGTCGGATGGCTCCGGGATATGCTGGCCCAGGAAAAAGTGATCGTAAGATTCGCGGATGGCGGAAAAACTTTCGACTATACCTGGACAGCTGAAGACCGGCAGGCCGTGACCGACATGATAAACCTTTACGACCTGCTGAAAGCGGCCACCCCCGAAGTCCGTGCACAAGCCCTGAACAGATAAGGAGGATACCATGTGGATTTTGGCCATTGCCGCCGTCATTGTCTTTGTCATCGTTATGGCAAAGAAATCGAAGCCTGCAAAAGAGAGCTCTGCGCCTGTAAAGGCCGCTGATCCAGTGCCCGCTGCACCCAAAGAGCCGGAAAAAGAGCCCGACCCTCGGTGGACGGAGACGCTGGATGTGCCCACCGATGGCAGGTATCCTAACGACTACCTTGCAGATCTTAAGGCCCAGCAGGAAGAGCGGCAAGCCGCTGGCACACACTACAAGTATGTTGTGCTGGACTTTGAGACCACCGGCCTGGTCAGCACTGAGGACGACATTTTGCAGGTCGCCATCATCGACGACAAAGGAAACGTCCTTATCAATCAAAAGTGCAGGCCAGGGACAGTGACGGACTGGCAGGAGGCCGCCGAGATCAATGACATCTGGCCAAAAGACGTGGCGTTCTGCCCAACCTTCGAGCAAATAGCAGTGTATGTGCAGGATATCCTTTCCCGGGCCACAAAAATTGTGGCATATAATCGGGAGTTTGAGCAGGACTTTTTAGAGGGCTATGATATCGACCCCAAGCAGTACAAGTGGGCACAGGATCCCATGAAGCTGGCCGCACAGTACTACAACGTGCAGAAGGGCTCCACCCGCCGGGCAGTCAAGCTCTCCGTTATTTCAAAAATGCTGGGGTATAAGTACCACGCTCACGATGCGCTGGAAGATGTCAAAGCCACACGCTATGTGTATGACACCTTGACCGAATGGGTCAAGCGTCAGCGTGCAGAGGCCAAGGTGTCCAGAGTGGACACCTGACCCGCCGGGTCAGTCTTTTCCCGGATAGCGCCGTTGACGCACTCCAGCCAGTCAGCCGGATCAAGTCCGGCAGCCAGATCGTGGCGGGCTCTGAGCAGGATGCGCAGAGGCTCATCATAAGCTTTGCAAGCTACTCCGTTTTTCGAGAGATGATAAACAAGCTTGAGAGCGGTGTCCCGGGCATAGCTTTCAAGCATCACATCATTTGCCATAGCTCAATCCTCCCACGGAGCCCGGACTTGTGCCGGGCTTTTTGGTTTTGATGCGGGCATCCCGTCGATGATCTCCATATCGTCCGGAATAAATGGGAAAGAAAATCGTTTTACGTTCATCATTTTTACCTCCTGCAACGATTTTATAACGTTGTTATATCATAGAGGAATGTAAAAAATCCATAACAGCTTTTGGCTCAAAATGGTAAACATGGGAAAGCGAGGGTCGAATTATGAATGAATATGAAAAAAGAGTGGCAAAGGTTTTAGAGATGGCACGATCCAAAGCCGGTATCAGTCAGGAAAGACTTGCCAAGCGGATGGGCGTAAGTCGTCCCACCATTGCGGGCAAAGAGCAAGGAACATCCCCCGCCTCACTGGCAGATATCATCAGCTGGTGCGTGTCGTGCGGGGTTCCGGCCAAACGCTATACCGATGCCTGTGTTCATCCCGGTCTGCTGGAGTACCTGGAAGATGGCATCGGTGCAGAAGAAAAGCGGCAGATCTTACACGGTCTGGTTGACGATATGTCCAGCTATGAGGTCGATGGATGGCTGTATCTCTACTATGGCGACCACGGCTCTGATCCACTGGGCGTGCTGACAGAGGTGCTGGCCAACCTGCACACTCCGCTGCGCGACCGTGTGACGATCGTAAACGCGATAATTGGGCATTATAAGATGGCGCAATCGACAGACACAGACCCAGACCCAAACGGGACGCAGCCGGTCATGCCGATCGTGCAGCAAGCCAGTCAGTGCGGTACTGAAGCTGCCCGCCGCGGTAGTGACGTTTACTCAGCACAGTTGGAGGTAGATAAAGATGGCAAGGGCTAAAAAAGGAATCCGGCCAGACGGTCTGTATCAGTGCCGCCGCGTCATGCCGGATGGAAAAAAGAAATCCTTTTACGGCCACAGCAAGACGGAAGCCGAGGGAAAGTATAAAGAAGCTCTGAAAAAGTGGGAAGAGGAACACCCGCAAAAAAGTAAAAGCAACACGGTAACTTACAGGCAAGCGGTTGCGGCCTACCGTGACTACATCACCGGGCCGACAAAGCCGGTGCGCCGCGGTACCATCACCTCATATCAAAAGCACCTGGGCCCCACCAGCGAGTACTTCGGGGATGCCTTGATGGAGGACATCGACGCTCAAAAGGTAAAGGAGTATCTGGACATCCTTGCCGCAGAGGGTAAAGCAAAAAAGACAGCCATCAACGCGCGGTCAGTTATCAGCTGCGTTTTTGAGTATTGGTGCAACTACATGCACGGCACTGGAAATCCGGTGCGGAATGCTCATATTCCCAAAAAGATGCCGGTAACGGAGCGGCAGGAGCCCACAAAAGAGCAGCGGCAGCTGATCGAAGCTCACCCAGAGGGATGCGGTTTCTGGGCGGCACTCTTCGAGTATACCGGTATGCGCATGGGCGAGGCCAACGGCCTGCGCTGGAAAGACATTGACTTTGCCGCCGGGAAGATCACGCCAGAGCAAGCCATGCCCTGGGATAAAAATCACCCCTACAAAGAAGAGCTGAAAACGCTCAAGGCCTACCGGTCAATCCCCATCCTCAACAAATTTCGGCCCATGCTGGAAGAGGCTGCAAAAGGCCACGATCCAGATGACTATGTCTTGTCGGGAGAGAAAGAACCCCTCAGCCAGTCCCAGTACGAGTGGCGCTGGGCGATTTACTGCCGGGGCCTGGGTCTGGCCGTCAAGCAGGAGAAACACTCCAAAATCAAGGGCCAGCCCGGAAAAATCCGAACATACTACAAATGGAAAGCGCTTGTCACGGCGCACCAGTTCCGGCACCTTTATGCGTCAAACCTCTTTTATGCTCAAGTGCCGGACAAAGTGGCGCAAAAGCTTTTGGGCCATGCAGACATCTCTACCACCCGCCGCATTTATCAGCATCTGCGTGAGGATGAGGACATGAAATACACCGACATGCTCAACGCATATATCGACGGGCAGGATAAAATCCCAAGTGGTAATGTTGGTAAATAATTGGTAATTTTAGAAATAGTATCGATTTTATGAGAATTAAATGGGGTTCGAGTCCCCTCCCTCGCACCATATGAAAAATAGCGTAGAATCTAGTTTTTGAAGATTCTACGCTATTTTTCTTTTCTTTTGCACTTGCAAATACCAACAGATACTCGCGGATACTAACGTATTTTAACGGTTCAAAGTTGGTAAGAAGTTGGTAGTACCATTATTTATCTGCCGGGATGGTCTCCCAGTAGGCCACAAGCTTGTCATCTACTGCATCATCGTCGTGGAGGAAAGCTGCTGCCATATCGGCATAAAAAGGCGGTGTATCCACACCGTGCTCTCTTGCTACGGCGCAGTAGTCGCTGTACATCATGCACAGAGCAGCCCAAAAATCGATAGAGTTGCAGCTGATTTTCCGCTGCGTCATAAGCTGGAAGGCTCCCTCATAGGCCCAGTGCGGGCCGATGGTACCATCGGCGTTTTTCATGGAGGCCGTCCATTTTTTTGCCTGATCCATAGTCAGGTGTCCCGTGCTGGTAGTGGTCGTGGCTTTTTCTTTACTGACGTGGGCGGTGCCCTCGGAAAGCGCAAGAGTGTCCAGACCACAGATGCTCTCTATCAGCTTGTGGGAGTTTTCGAGGTCGCACACGCAAAAGGTATCTTTTGCAGCGATATCATCCAGCTCTTTCCACATCCGCTCGCGCAGCTTGACCAGATGGCTCATAAGAGCACCCCCTTACAGCTTCTCCACGGCCACAGCCATATCGTTCACCACGGCAGCAGTACCGGTCAGCAGGAAGCTCAGGATAGAGCTTTCGCAACTGCACGCATTGCGCACCAGGAAAGTCAATGCCAGATTGGTCGGTGCAGCCGCAGTGGCCACAGCCTGAGAAGCGGTAGCGCCGATGACAGCCACGCCGTTTTTCTGGCCGGTCAGGGTCACAGTGCCCGCAGCCGTGGGAGCCAGTGTAGCGGACACGGTCACATGGTAGTAGCCCTGACCCAGCAGGGTGATGGTGTTGCCGTCCTGCCGGATGTTACAGCCAAACCGCCGGGAAGTGGTGCCGACAGGGATAATATCGTTTACCGCCACGGTCTGAGCCGAGGTGTTGGCGGTATATATTGCGGATTTAGACATAAAAATCTCCTTCCTTATACAAAAGGCGGAGCAGCCTTTGCCGCCCCGCCAATCCTCGCCAAAAGGGCGTATGTGTTAGACGCTGCCGCAGCCGTTATTGCAGCCGCAGAAAGGACCGGGAACCGGGCCCCACGCGGGTGCCAGCTGGTAGGCATACGGGGAAGATTTGGGAATACCGCAGACAGCCTGCTGAATAGCAAACTGCATGCTCTGCTGGTTATAAGCCCGCTCCAGATCGCCGTAACGGTTGGTAGCCAGCTGATCCAGCACCTTCTGGATGCCTGCCGTCTGGTTTTCCTTGATTGCAGCCGCAAAGTTGCTCATATCGTAGCGGACAGAGTCAATGTTGCGGTTGGTCTCGCAGCAACAGACCTGCTGCTGAGCAAAACCAGCGTTGGAGGCACTTTCCAGATCCCGCAGTTCGCCGAGGATGTTGTAGTTGCCGTCCTTCACAGCTGCTGCCACATCATAGACCCCCTGACGGGTTGCGGCCACGCCCTCGTTGTTCTGGCGTTCCAGTGCTGCAAAATCGGTTGCGCGCTGAACGTCACCAGAGGTCGCAACGTTGGGCGGAAACATCGGGCCGCGGTTTCCACCGAACAGGCCGTTGCCATTACCGCCAAACAGAAGGGCCAGCAGAACCAGCAAACCGAAAATCCAGATGCCGCCGCCGCCAAAGCCCATAGAATCGTCCATAGCCATAGTTTAGCCACCTTTCAAAAATTTTGTGAGTGTATTCCCGAGTCCCTGTGCACCGGGGCCCTGAACCATATTAAGAATGTCATTAACAGGAATTCCGTTCTTTTCGCATAGCCATCTGGTCATGCTTTCGGGATCCTGTGAGCCGGCGTATCCGTTGAATGCACCGGACTTTTTGCAGTAGTCCATAAGAGCTGCCTGCGGGTTTTGTGCCGCATTGATGACGGCCATCATTTTAGATGCCTGTTTTATTGCGCCGGGCAGGCGGGCCATCAACCCGCCACTCTGCCCCATCTGCCGGGTCTGCTGTGCGCCAAAACGGTTCATCAAAGGGTTGCTCATTGTGCGGCCTCCTTCTTAGACTTTACAGATGTTGAAGAGGAAGCTTGCGGGGCAAGCGAAGCGCTGTATTGAGAAAATAGCACCGCCGCCTTATCTTCCACGATTTTTTCCACATCTTCCCGTGTCAGCTGTGGTACTGCCGGTACTGATACAGGAGCAGTCAGCCCCGCCGGGTCTATCTGCTCAAACCGGTAATATTCCGCCGGGGCATATCCCATTGCGTTGGCTGTCTTTACCGCAAAGATCGGGTCAGACTGTACCATGATCCACTTCGTTTCACCTGGCTGTACACTTACCTTGTCCACATCTGCCAGGCTGGGAACCATTGTCCACGGTGTTTTAGGCTCCTGTGGGGTTTGCTGTGCGGTCTGCTGGAATGGCTCTTGAGATTCCCATCCCCATCCATAGCCAAGCCGCTGAGGAATCGGCTTTCCGGTATAAGGGTCATACTTGAACATTGAGCTTCCCTCCCTTTGCGCCAAGTGTACCTTTTTAAACCGCCGAGAGAGTCAACGAACGTACAACGAAGGACAAAAAGAAAAGCGCCCACACGGCACAGGACTGTGTAGGCGCTCAATCATTTGCACTCAATGAGTATAATATTTTCAAAAAGTGCTTGACGTTTACACTCATTGGGTGTATAATAAAGACAGTGAAAGACACAAACACACAACATGGAGGTACAAAATTATGAGAAACGCTATTGAAATCGCCGCTGACATCCGCAAGTCCGATGTCTGGGATTACGAGCTGTGCACCGAGCTGTGCAAGGCAGCTGACATGGAAGAAGAGTGGGAAGCTGCATCCGCTGGCGATTACGACTGGAACGACTCGAATCGCGGCCCCTCGTTTGAAGAAGTCGTTGAAGCCGCCGCCGAAAAACTGGGCGTTGAGATCTACTAAATAAAAAATCCCCCGCCCGATGCTTGCCACACCGAACGGGGGATTTTGTGAAAGACACCTCACACGGAGGTGTGCAACTATCCTATCACACGAAAGAAAGGAAGTCAATCATGTATACCAAAGCAGAGCTTTTTTCAATGGCCGCAGAGCAGCCGAAGGAAATCTTTGTCAACAACATCACTCTGAGCGTACCAGACGATGCTGACAGCTGCCTTGATCTGGATGCTGAGAAGGAAAAGCTGTCTTCCATCTGGGATCTGGTGCACTTGTCTATGCGTGAGCTGGTAGCCCGCACTGGCCTGTCTCAGACCGCTTTTGCAAAGCGGACGGGTATCCCGCTGCGCACGGTGCAGAACTGGTGTGCCAGCACCCGCGACTGCCCGGCATACGTCCGCTTCCTGCTGGCCGAGCACTATGGGCTGATCTGAGGGGGATTCCGGTATGGCAGCAAAAGACTTGACGGGTCATACTTTTGGGAGCTGGATCGTGATAGGTGCATCCGAAAAAAGCGGCTATGTAAAGTGCCGCTGCGAATGTGGCACCGTGAAAGATGTCTATATACAGTCTCTTAAAAACGGAAAAAGTACAAGCTGTCAGGCTTGTACAAATCGCCGCATGGCAGGGCAGCGCAGTCAGGAATTTTTGAAAAAAAGAAAGGAGCAGTACATCGGCCAGGTCATCAATGGATGGAAAATTATTGATGTTTATAAAAATCCGTCTGTCAAAGGGAATGACTTCTTTTGTACCGCATTGTGCCCTGTTTGCGGCAGAAAGTCCGATATGCGTCTGTTTCAAGTGAAAAAAATTTCAAAGTGTAAGAAGTGTACCAATAACGTTAGGCCCTTCTCTGACGCGATTCATCGTGAAGCGGATGTGGACGGATCGAGCCTTGTATCTGTAAAGTTGCGTCTTAGCGGGAAAGTCAATCAAAACTCAACCACAGGGCACAGTGGTGTTTTCAAAGACAAAAATCGTTACCGTGCTGTGATCTGCTTCAAAAGACACAAGACGTACCTTGGAACCTATGAGACAATCGAGGAGGCTATCGCGGCCCGCAAAGCAGCTGAGGAGCTGATATACGCCCCGTTTCTAAAAGAACATGAGGGATGGGAGGAAGAACTCGCAAGCCGTCTCGAAGAACTCAAAAAAGAGAAAAAATAGCAACCCCCCGATGCTCCAAACGGAACACCGGGGGGTTGCTTTACTCAAAAACTTTTTCAATGCTTTTCAGCCGGTAGCCTATCGCCGTCCGGCTGTAATGCGTCTGTGCTGCAATGTCTGGCAGCGGAAGCCGCTCAACGTACCGCAAAAGAGCTATCTTTCGGTCAACCCTCCCAAGCGGTGCGTTTTTGATGGCGGCTGTCATCTGCTGTCGGTCAAGCCCTTGCAGCGCAGCGGGCAGCACTACACGAGCCGCCGCCACAGGCAGCACCGAGCCAAAAAGGCTGCGGAAGCTGTCCGGCGTTGCGCACCATATTGCCAAGCACGGCAAAATGGTCGATTTTGTTAAGGTCAACAAAATCGCAGACCATTTTCGTGATGTCACGAAATTGCTCTTGTGCGGCGTACATATCGGTGACGTCACCGAGATGGCGGTATGCAGTGCTTGCCATGATATCCTCCTTACTGTGTAATCTCCTCAGCGTTCGCCTTGTCCTCAGCGTCCAGTGCATCGTAGTACGCCTGCGCAAGGGCTTCCACCTCTGCGATGTCGTCATCCGTCAGCAGGCCACTGTCCAGATGGGTGTACGCCTTGTCCAACCAGTATGCCACGTCACGTCCGGCAGCGATTTCCCGCTTGATGCTGCGCAAGGTCAGGTCGTGCCGGGCTTTGCTTTTGATTGCCATATGTTTCCCCCTTTAGGTGGTAGTCATGGACGCGATGGCGTCCTCAAGCTTTTTAATTGCAATGTTCACATCGCGCTGATATTCCAGCTTGATGCCAGCGTCGTCGCTCGCTTGCACCACAGTGTCAGGGGCGTAAGCGGTGAGGGCTTTGTAAGCGGCAATTTCAGCAGGAGTGAGCGTGGTTTCGATTGGGGTGGCGAGGGCGTAGAATAAAATGTATTCTCCCTCTTCCGGGTTTTTAGCGTCAATGGGAATGAAAACCTGCGCATTGCTTATGTCTACATAAAAGTGAATGGTATCGCTAGTGAACAAAACTAAATATGGCAATCTATTGCATAGGGCTTTTACTGTATAATCTTTACCTTTGAGTGGCAACAGAATCGAAAGTCGTTTTGTTGCCGCAATGTTAGTGGTGCCTGTAATTGTACAGGTTGACAAGTCTACAACGTTCACCCTCTGCACCTTCACCCCTCTCTCCAAGTCCACCTCGTCGCACACCCACTGCTGGCCATTTTCATCCGTGTAGTTGCCGCCGGACGTGACAGGGATTCCGTGTAAGCCGTTGGGGGTGGTCAGGGTGAGAAGCTGTTCGCGGTAGGGGGAGTAGGTGGTGGATGAATCCAACGACACCATTAGCTCACTGAAAGCTGCTTCATCCTCACATTGAATGACCATGTACTTGGATGTAGCAGAAATTTCTACTTGTCGTTTTGAATCCGCGTTTATAGCGCTGGACGGACGAACCACAGAGCTTTTAGTGGGTAGTGCATCTACGACCGCAACACGGAATTTAGTTCCAATTTTGTTTCTCGTAACATAGTATTTAGCTCCTGTAGCCACTTGCAAAACACTTGATACATTTCCGACGGCCAAACCAACACTGTCTGCTACCGAGTTGATAAAATATTGTTGAAACCCCTGTTCGTAAAACAGGTTCTTCCCCGTCATCTTCACCACCACGCTCCCACCGTCACCAGCGCTTACGATAGGCACGGGTGCATCCGGCGTGGGTGTACCGTCCTGCGTGCTCTTGCCGTACACGGTCAGGCCGCACAGGGGCGCAGAGAAAGCATCGTCAACGCTGATCGGGTTGCCTGTCTCAGTGCCCACAAGGATGTTCTGCCGCGCCTTTACTGCGCTGATCGCGTCACCTGTGGCTTTTGCGTCAGCGGCTTCGCCCTCATGGGTGAGGGTGGTGTCCAGTGCTACGGCAGGGCCCGTCTCGCCTTTAGGGCCTTGCGGGCCGGTGTCACCCTTTTCGCCCTGCGGCCCCTGTGCACCCTGCGGGCCACGCTCGCCCTGAATGCCCTGCGGGCCCTGCTCACCACGAGGCCCAGTCTCGCCCTGTGGGCCAGTGGCACCCGTAGCACCCGTGGGGCCTTGAGGGCCTTGCTCACCCTGCGGGCCGACCGGGCCGATGGGGCCAGGATCGCCCTTGTCACCTTTCTCGCCTTTGAAGTTTCCGCTTGCGATGCCGTCTTTCAGCTCCTGCAGGCTGTCAGCGGCTTCACTGGCGGCGGTCTTAGCAGTTTTGGTGGAGGCTTCCACCTGCTTGAGGGCCTTGTCCCGGGCCGTGTCCACAGCCTGCGTGGCGGTGGTCTGCTTGTCACCGATGGCTTTCAGTGCGTCCTCTTTGGCGGTGATGGTGTCAGAGAGGGCCTGTCCGGCCTTTTCGGCAGATGTCCCGGCCTGCTGTGCTGCTGTCTGTGCATCGGTCTTGGCCTGCTCTGCGGCGGCGGCATCGGTGTGCACGGCATCCACCAGCTGCTGCCATGCAGGGGTGCCAGGCTCCGGCGTGGTGCCGTCCTCTGTGCCAGAGTTGGCGCTCACACGATACCGCAGGTCTGCGCTGGTCACGGTCTTGGTGCCGTCGCTGCCCTCAAAGGTGATGCAGCCATTGCCGGGCTGTGCGGTCACGCTGGCGGGCACGTCCACATAGCCGTCCACCACCAGCGAGGATGCCGGGTCTTTGCCGTCCGGGACGTGCCAGAACGCCCGGATAATCAGGCCCTCCCACTCGCCGGAAGCGGTGACGGCGAGTCGGTACACGCCCCGGTTTTTGGTGTAGCCGAAGCGTGCCAGGTGCTCATATCCCGGCACTTGCACGCTGCCGCTGGATGCAAGAGATACGCTTTGCTCAATCATGCTTTACTCCTTTTCCAGCGCCGCTTTCATGCGGTCAAAGAAAAACTGAATCGCTATCCCGATGGTCTCATCGGTGATGGCCCACGAGATAAGCCTGCCCCACTTGCTAGAGTTGAGGGCCGTGCGGAGCATCTTGACGCACCACGCCTTGCGTTCTGCGCCTCTCTTGGTGCCCTGGATCTCGTGCTCTGCCTGCTCGATCAGGTCAAGCACAGTGCCCTTGACAGCCGCGCCATAGCCCATCCGGATGCAGCCCAGAGCATAAAAGATAAAGCCGCCCAGCATGAGCACGAGGGCCAGAGGGGCGGGAATGATGCCAAGAATGTTATTGATTGTTGCCATGTATTACTCTCCTTTCTCTTTTTCGAGGTCTTCGATGCGGTGGTTTGCCACTTTGATCTGCTCTTCCAACACCGGCACGCGCTTGGCAAAGTTGTTGTGCTCCCGGACTTCGCGGGTTAGCTCTTCCAGCTTGGTTTCGGTCACAGCCTGCTGCTTGTCCAGTTTGGCATCCATGCTCTGGGCGGTGTGGTTGTTAGAGACGATCACGCCGATCAGGCTCAGACCACCGGTGATAATGGCTACGATGATTGCATCGCTCATGCGCCCTCCCGGAGACGGGTCAGACCCTTCTTGCGGATGATTTTCGGGTAGTTGACGGTGGTTACGTTGAGGTCCACGTTGCCGGAGATGCCTGGCACGCGGCCCTTGCTGGTGTGCTGATGGGCATTGTAGCGGTAGCCGACGGCGGGAGTGTGCCCAGTTGTATCGGACAGCCATACGTCCCAGCGGTTTGCCAGACGGCCCATGTCCAACTCATAGCTGTAACCAGTGTAGGTGTACAGCTGGGCATAAAAGCCCATAGCTTCCACCTTTTCCAGCGCATACGCCACCACGTTTGTGAGGTCAAGCGTGGAGAGGGGCTTGAGCTTGTTTTCTTCCACGTCCACGCACACGGGCATGGTGAACTCTTTGCCCCGCACAGCTTCTCGCACAAGGGCCAGCTCTGCATCGGCCATCGCTTCGCTGGTGGCGTAGGTGTAGTAGTACACGCCCACGTCCAGCCCAGCAGCCCGGGCATTGCGGTAGTTGGCCTCAAAGGTCGGGTCGATGTACAGGCCGTCTGCCCGCTTGGAGAGCTTGCGGTTAGTGCTCACGGTCTTGAGCATGGCCCCCTTGTAGCCCGCCGCCGCCACCTGTGCCCAGTCAATTTTGCCCTGATACCGGCTCACGTCAATGTACCGGTAGGGCGGCTCACCTGTCCACCCGGTCACGGTGTCCACAGTGGGCACGTCCGGTGCAGGAGCAGGCGCTTCCTTGTCGGCGCTGTCTCCGGCAGCGTGGGAGAGGGCAGAAAAGATATCCCGCAGGAAGTCAAGCATTACTTTCCACCTCATAAAATCCCTCCTCCGTCAGCTTTTTCATTACGGCATCCTTGTAGCGGTCAGGAACATTGTCGATGGTAAAAGCGCCATCAAAGCGGTGCAGTTTGATTTGGGTCACATAGAACAAAATCATAACATCCTCCTTATTGTGCGGCCAGCAGGTCGAGCATAGCCGCTTCCAGAGCAGCAAGGCGCTCTTCTGCGGTAGGCAGCTGTGCCTTTTCCTCTGCTTCCTTGCGGGCCTTTTCCTGTGCGGCCAGTTCCTCTGCGGTGTACAGCACATACCGTTGCACTTCCACCTCTTCATCGTAGGCTCCCTTTGCGGACACGCCGGGCACGTCCACAACCTTGCGGACATCACGGCCTTTTTCGCGACCATCTGCGTCATAATAGATTGCAGGGGTTCCGTCCGGCAAGGTTTCGGTCTCATAGTGGCTGACCTCTTCCACGCCCGCCACAGCATCGTGGTGGACAGTCTGGGTATCGGGCTTGAGGTAGCCTTTCGTCAGGTCGGGGGCTTCGATGGGGTTGCTGTTGCTGTCAATAATTTTCATGTGTGCTCCTTTCAGGCGACACGCCGCCAGATGTACATGGAGTAGTAGGGGTTGAGCGTATCAGAAGAAGAGGTCGAGCCATGAGTAGCATACTCTGAACATTGTCTTTCACCGGAAGCGTTGTTTGCGGCTGTATTGACGAGCGTATATCCTTCTCCGACTTTATCGTTATCGCCCTCGCTTAGATAATATGATCCTGTTTGATAATTGTACGGAGAGATCGCAGATTGATGATATCCGACAACCGCACCATTGTTCCACGAAAATTTAATCTTGTAATCGTGGTAGTGCGTCGCGCTACCGCCCGTACTCCCTGCTGGGTAGGTATCACTTGCGCCCATGATAAATCTGCCCTCAATGCGTTCCCATGTGCCGCCGATAAAGCTTGCCGGGCTAGTGGGGTCGTTGCTGGCCCAGAATTTGATTCTGGAGAGGTCTTCTTCTCGCTGGGCGGCGAGAATTTCTTTGATTTTGGCTTCCACCTCAGCCTTGCTGTAAAAAATCGCATTGCCGGCAGGGTCAAGGACACTGTCCTTGTTCGCTTTTTTGTCAAGCGCTGCGCCCGTGGCTGCCGCGTCTGCTGGTGCATCCTCTACTCTCAGGGTCTTATCGGTGTTGGCCCGTGTGCCTGCCAGCGCAGCGGCATCCTCTGCGGCTTTCTGAGCCTTTTCTGCTGCCTGACTGCTAGTGGATGCCTCCCCGGCCTTGGTGGTGGCGGTGGAAGCGCTCCCCGCAGCAGCGGTGGCAGCAGCGGACGCTGCCTCCTCGCTTGCGTTGGCATCCGATGCAGAACCGGCCGCAGCAGATGCGGCGGTTTCTGCCGCCTCGGTGGAATTTGCCACCTCCTGCAAAGCGCCGGTCTTAGCGTTGTCGATGTCAGTCAGTGCAGTGTCTTTTGTCTGGGTGATGGCCGTGGTGGCCGTAGTCTGGGCTTGCTGGACAGCGGCCACAGAGTCCGCTTTCTGCTGGTCGATGTTTGCCACAGCATCGGATGCTTTTTTCTCGCTGGCCGCCGCCGCTTCTGCTTTCTGGGTGGCTGTGGCAGCGAACTGCTCCACATACTCGCCCATCTGGGCGATGTCTTCCCGGACTTCCACACCTTTTTTTGCGGTACGGATGCCCGAGATGACTTCCGGAAAAGTCTTTGTCATAAGCTGATCACTCCCGTAGGTACATCATAGATGGTATCGGTTTCAAAATCAAAGGTATCCCAGAGCCAATCCGCACCCGCATCCGCGGTGATATTTCTTTTGTACGGATTGCAAGTGCCCTCTATGGTAAAGGCCATATCATGTCGGTTTTTCTCACTGGGGTCTACCCGCCAAAGGCCCTGCCAGTACCAGGTACTGTCCTCATCAAAAACGCACCGCAGCCACTTGCCTTGCAGGGCGTTTTCGAGGGCACTTTGGATAGTCGTCCATTGCTTTTTCGGAGACTTACAGATAAGCTCCATCTTGATGGTGCGCTGCTTGTAGTGCACTTCCCCATCCAAAGCCCTGGACAGGTCTAGGATAAAGTCAGAGCCCGAGACATTGACAAGCATCGTCTCTGGCTCTGCACCGGATATCATAGGGCTGCCCACCTTCAGATAAAGGCCAAGGTCTTTGAGGGTATGGATATTTCCGATCTGTGCGCCCATCAGCATTTAAGCTCACCTCCGCTCTGGATCACGGCCAGCTGCTCCGGGGTCAGAGGGCTGTATACCAACTTTTTTCCGTCCCACACATAGTGCGAGCCGCCATCCTCCCAGTCCTCCGGGAACTCATCGAAGACCATGCAGTTGTCTGGGAGAGGGTTCGGGATCACTTCTTCAGCGCCCCATCCGCCACTGTAAATGCGGCCATCGGAGCACACTTTGCACATAAATTTATAGCCGGGCACTTTCATCTGTCCTTCACCTCACATAAAACCGTATAGTTCTCGTGGCATACAGAGGGAGTCATTTTGTGTCCACCCGTCAGAGCCGGGGCTTTCCAGGTCGATGCTGAAATTCGTCGGCACGACTGCCGGGGTGTAGTTGTTGCCCGTGACATAGTTCGATGTACGCTCACGACCGGGTCCGAAAGTGATTCCCCCTGAGTTGACCCGCACCGTCCGCATGTGGGTCGTGTTCCACGGATATGTCATGGCGTACTCAACACCGTTGACTGGGATAACCATAGTCACGCACCCGGCAGTGCCGCCGCTGGCCCACCATGTAGCTCCTTTTTTGCTGGTATAGGTCAGGTACACGGCAGAATAACTGGACAGATCCAGCTGGATTGTCTGCGCTCCAAAAGAGCTGTTGTCACCAAAGTCCCAGATGCGAGCGTTCCGGATGCCGTAAAAGGTAATCTTGCCGGAGTTGATGGTACAACTTCCGTTTCCGTCGGTAATGGAAATGCTGTCCGATTTGATGTTGACCATGCTGGAACCGGAAAGCACTTTTATGCCGTCGTTGGTGATCTGCACCCTTTTGTTGGGCAGCTGGT